GGAAATTTAATAATTGACCCGCCCCTACACCACAGTCACTAACAAAAGGCTTGATTTTATTTGATTTGTTGCTATAATATGCGTATGTTGTTTCAAACTCTTGACAATAAAAATGGATGTATAAGCTATTATCACGATGGTAAATTTTTGCAAGATTTAAATAATAATTGTAAGTTAACTTGGCGCCAAAGCAGCCAATTTGTAAATAACGATATTGATTATGTTCAGATATACGTTGGAGGCCAAAATCTAGACGATGTATGCCCTGATCATTTAAAACAAGATTGGCTTAAAATGCAAGAAAAGATGAAAAGCTTCTACATTAGCTTCCAGGAGAGCAAGATTAATTTACAAGATGTTTGTTTTTACGATTTGTTGCCTCAAAAATTCCTGAAAAAGTACTGCGAGGCCAAGAATGAAATTTGCAATTCAATTATAGAAAGCTATACAAAGCCAAAAAACTATGATATGATGAAATCAATAGTAAATTTGGTTTCGGAGATTGAAAGTAGAGATTTAAATTTAGATTGGGATAATCTCAAACTAACAAATATAAAGGCTCGCTCTTTACACAAGAAAAAAAGTTTTATTCCTAGCAGAGTCAGCTACGATCCTTGGAAAACTGTTACTGGTAGATTAGCAACAGTACAAAATAGTTTTCCCATACTAACTATTAATAAGGAGAGCAGATCAATAATCAAACCTCGGAACGATTTGTTTTTAGAATTAGATTATAATTCTGCAGAATTAAGAACCGCCTTTGGGCTTTTAAAGATGGAACAACCATCAATTGATATCCACGATTGGATATTGGAGAATATATTTAATGCGAAAATCACAAGAGAAAAATCAAAAGAAAAAACCTTTGCTTGGTTATACAATGCGAAAGCCTCTAACAAAAAGTTGGAGAAAATACTCGACAAAGAAAAAATCTTAGATTTCCATTACGATGGGCAGTTCGTAGAGACAATCTACGATAGAAAAATTGAAGTAGACCAAAGAAAAGCTTTGAATTACATAGTTCAGAGTACAACTAGCGATTTAGTGCTGAAACAAGCTATTAAAATTAATAAATTGTTAGGAAAATCATTTATTGCGTTTATTGTACATGATAGCGTAGTAATTGATGTTGATCGTTCTGATCAAAGCAAACTTAATGAAATTATTGATGTTTTTTCCAAAACTGATTTGGGAACGTTCAAAACAAACATTGCAATGGGCAAGAATTTTGGAGATATGAGAAAAGTATAATGTCAACGATTATTGGATTAGGAAAAGCCGGCTGTAGTATTGCTAAAGAATTGAGTATATATCCTCAATATAATATTTTTTGTATTGACTCTGAGGATCAAGACTGTAGCAAATTTAAATTAATTGATAAACAATCAACATTTGAAAACTATGAGAAAAACTTTCCCTCTGTAAAGAAATTTTTAGGAAAGAGCAAAGCTCCATATACAGTAATAGTTGGAGGTTCAGGTAAGATATCAGGTGCCTCACTACGATTGCTAGAACAATTAAATAGCAAAGAGATTTCAATTATTTACATAAAGCCAGAAGTTGATATGCTCTCAGATCTAGCATCAAAGCAAGAAAGGCTTGTATTCCACGTATTACAGCAATATGCTAGGTCTGGACTTCTAAAAAATATGTTTGTTCTCTCTAACTCTGAATGTGAAAAAATATTAGGAGACCTTAGTATTAAAAATTATTTTAATCAAATCAATAAGCTAATTGCTACGACATATCATATGTACAACGTGTTTCAAAACATCGAGCCTATCATACAAACGCATACAGAACCTCTAGAGCCTTGCAAAATTTCTACTTTTGGAATTATTGATGAAAAAGGTGTTGAAAAAACATTATATAATCTAGATTTTCCTAGAGAAAAACATTTATACTATTCTGTAACAAAAGATTCACTTGAAAATGATGTTTCTTTGATGAAGAATATTAAAAAACAAGTACGAGAAAAAATGACAGACAAGTTAAAAGTATCGTATTCAGTGTACGAAAACAACTACGAACAGAACTATATTTACTCGTGCACATTTGCCTCAATGATCCAAGAAGAAAAATACGATTTTCCTCTTGACGATCAATAATTCGGGCTTATAATATATTCATAACAAGCGGCCTAACAAATCGTTAGGTTGACTATACCTTAATGGACAAAACAAAAGGAGTTTAAAATGGGTATTGATTTAAAGAAGATGCGCGCAAAGATGAACGCGCTTGAGAACAAGGGTGGCAAGAATATTTTTTGGCGCCCCGAAGATGGAGAGACAACCATTCGCTTGGTTCCGACAGCTGACGGTGATCCTTTCAAAGAGTACTGGTTCCACTATAATGTCGGAAACAACCCCGGCTTTTTGAGCCCAAAGAAGAATTTTGGCGAGGAGGATCCATTGGACGATTTCATCCGCCAGCTCTACCGTGAAGGTGGCGAGGATAACACTCGTCTTGCCAAGAAGCTTGGCGCCCGTCAACGGTTCTTCACCCCGGTCATTGTAAGAGGCCAAGAAGACCAAGGCGTTAAGATTTGGGGCTACGGCAAGATGGCGTACAAAGAGATGCTTAGCCTAGTGTTAAACCCCGACTATGGCGATGTTACAGATACTGCCGAGGGTACGGATCTTGTAATTAATTACGGTAAGCCTGTTGGAGCACAGTTCCCGCAGACATCGATTACTCCACGTCGCAAGGCTTCGCCACTTTCTAAAGATGAAAATCAAATTCATGAATGGCTTGATTCAATTCCAAACTTTGAGGAAGTCTTTGAGCGTAAGACGCCTGATGAGGTTCGTACAATGCTCGATGAGTTTCTCTTAGGTCAAGATGACGCAGAAGATGTTTCTACTGAGTCTACTCGTTACAACAGCAATGATAGTAACACCGACCGAGCCTTCAAAGATCTTTTGAACGGCTAAATCCCTCAACCGCAGGAGGGCCTGGGTTTACAGAGGCCCTATCATTTAACAAAAAAGGAATTTAAAAATGATGATTAGAATTATGGCTGCAACTGCAGCGTTTACAATGTTGCTAGGTGGTTGTAATCCTACTGCCGACACAACAACAGCAAATGTTACAACTGGAACTACTACTGGTACAACGGTAGGAACTACAGTAGGAACCACAGGCGAGACGGTTGGAGTCTCAACTACTGTTACCGGCAATACCGTTGGTGTCAATGGCACTACAACTACTGGTATTAACGGTACAACTGGCATTAACGGTACAACCGGCACTACTAACACCACAAATACTAATACTGGTACAAATGGTGTAATTGGCAATACAACTGGTAATTCTGAAATTACTAGCGATGCTACCGGCACTTCCAGTGTCATCAACTCTACTACTTCCTCCGGTAATTAGAGCTGTCCGCAGGGAGGCACGGGGTTACAGGTGTCTCAAATTTTTAACCCGAGGTATATAATGGCAAAGAAGAAGAACGGTAGATTAGACACAACAAATTTGATTGATTTGATCAACAAGAAAGCAGGTGAAACCCTTGCTTACGACCTCACCAAGGATAATCCAACCGAGGTAAAAGAGTGGATCCCAACTGGATCAACTTGGCTAAATAAGATTATTTGCGTAGGAAATGCTAATGGAGGAATCCCTGTTAGTAAAATTACAGAGCTTGCGGGCCTAGAAGGGTCTGGTAAGTCCTACATGGCTGCACAAATTGCTGCAAACGCCCAGAAGATGGGCATTGAAGTAGTTTATTTTGATTCAGAGTCTGCGCTAGACCCAGCGTTTCTAGAACAGGCTGGATGTGATGTCAGCAAGATTGCATACACACAAGCAAAGACTGTAGAATTTGTTTTTGAAACGATGGAAATGCTTCTCGGAGAGACGGATAAGAAAATGTTATTTGTCTGGGACAGTGTTGCTCAAACTCCAACTAGAAAGATGTTAGACGAAGACTTTGATCCACAGTCTTCTATTGGTTATAAGGCACGTCTTTTGTCCAAAGCGATGAAGAAAATGACTATTCCATTGGCCAATAACCAGTGCACCCTGCTGGCACTAAACCAGCTTAAGACAAACATTACGACTGATCGTGCTTCTTTGCTTACGGAGCCTTATGTCACTCCCGGAGGCAAAGCTCTGCCTTATTCGTATTCTTTGCGTATTTGGCTAACCACTAGAAAGGCAAAAGCTTCTTACGTTACAGATGAGTATGGATACAAGGTAGGGTCTGAAGTTAAGGCTCGGATTAAAAAGTCTCGCTTTGGATCTCTTGGTCGCGAGTGTACGTTTAAGATCTTGTGGGGCAATAATGTAGGTATTCAAGATGAGGAGAGCTGGTTTGATGCTATTCAGCCGTCAGAGAATTTAGAACGTAACGGTGCTTGGTATACTCTAAAATATAATGACGGAACATCAGAAAAGTTTCAATTTACCAAGTGGCACGAAAAAATT